AGAAGAATTGGACATGAACGAACCTGATATGTTTGAAGAAAACGATGGGGAAATAAACGAAACACTTACAGATGATTGGGTCATAAATAACGCTGAACCAAATCAGTAAACTTTTAAAAAAGAGGACAGTTAAAATGCCGAAGTTTAATAACATAAAAGAAAAGCAGAAATTTTTCTACAATGCCATGAAGAAACTTGATACAGGTTTGCCAAATGAAGCAAGCCCAGAGTTGGTAGCATTTTTTGTGTTGTATTTGGTTACGAGTTACGATGACGGGGAGTCATGGGAAACGATAAAAGAATTTGTTGACTTTTCTTTAGGTGAGAAAGGTAAGTTTGATTCAGCTAGACAGGCGGTAGAAGATGCTGATAATATGTTGGATTCAATAACAAACAGCAAAGACAAATGATGCAACCAGAAGATTTAGAAAGAATTGCGGCGGGGCTTCTTAACGAAGTACCCGCTAATTTTTCGACTGCTGACTTGCGCGATTTAATAGTCGAACTTTTGTTCGGGTTAGGCGTGAGTCCATCAGATTTGCCGATGTTTTGTTTGCTGCTGATTGATAAATACGTGGCGGATAATAAGATAGAAGAGTCCCGACAAAGAAAAACCCCGCCCGATTATGGGCAGGGTTTATGAATTTCAGCATATTGCGTGGGATTATCTATAGCGGCTTCCCATTCGCGGCAATGGTTTAGACGGGTTTCTATCGGGCCATTCGTACACGGCTTCTCCGTGCAGCGGCCTTGATTCTAGGTGTCCTTCTTTTACGAGGCTTCGCAGTAGTTCCTGCGCCACATCGTCTTTGATACGCATTTTTCTGGCTAGGTCTTTGATTGTCCAAGCGTCCCTAGTTTTAATTGTGTCGAAGGCCACAGCCATGAGGTCTACTTTAGCCCCGTAGTTACGCCCGACGATAGCTTGAGTTGGTTGTGCTACTAGCTGATGACGTAGGTTTTCCACTCTTGCTAGTTCTTTCCATTGTTCCAGTGCTGTCATATTTTTTTCCCCCATGATCTTAGATCACTAACATATCGTTCTAGTTCTGTACGCGCTACCCACAGATCGTTTTGTGCGTTGGGTAGTGGGCTTTTTTTAAATGCTTCGTCTTGCAGTCTATCGACTCTGCCGCGCAGGAACTTTAGTTCTGATTCCTGCGCAGGTGTTAGGCCCGTTTCTAGTCCCACATTGCGTCCCCTTCTAGGACGATTGCAGGCCCGACTAGGCGTTGACCGGCGATCATGCTGGCTTGGATATTAACGGGAAGATCGTGCATTAGACCCTCTTCGTTAATTAAAAGTTGCATTTTTTCTGGGTTCATTAGCGGAACCATTTCCACTAGACCCCCGACAATCGCTTGCGCTTCTTCAAGCGTTGGCGGCTTGTCTTTAAAGAAGTGTAACATTTTTTCTGCCATTTTGTATCCTTTGCTATTACGTTCCCAAGGATTAGCACATCATGGCATACAGGTCAAAGGTTTTCTCGCGCTGTTCTGGCTTCATATTCGCCACGGCTTAACGGCCCACCTGCAACGCCCAGCCACTTAGATGCGCCCGATTGTGTTAGCCTGTAGGTATCAACGCGCCCTGCCTCTTGCAGTGCTGTTATGGTGTTTTTAACTGTGCTTGCTCCAATGTGCTTCAGTGCGATTACGCATGGTTCACCTGACGAACTTGTTCGGATTGCTTCATGCGCTCCGTCATTAGCTCCGCCTTTTGTGACTGCATTTCCGTCAGCTTCCATCATAGCTAAGAAGTCGAACATGTGTTGGAGTCTATTTCTGACCGCGTCTGACAGCGCCAAGTTGCGTATATCTTCTGATCTATCTTCTAGCAGCCCTGTGTTCGGGTTTCGGATAAAGTGTCGTATGTCCCGATTAGCTGGCCCGTTGGCTTTGACTACAGCGCCATCGAACACGGTGTTACGCGCATAATCCACGTTGAGGTCTTTGCAGCGTTGCCTACCTAGCCGTTCTTCTACGTTCCACACGGTAAATGCGCAGCGGACGCCATCAACGATAGCTGACGTACCCCGAATAAGATTACGCGCTTGTTCTGGTGTTGTGACGGGGTCGTTGTCTTTAATTTTAGCCATGTGGTGATTAACCATGACCGTAGCGCCTGTTTCAGTTGAGATTTGTGCAAGCATACCCATGAATGCGGCTCCTGCGGCTGGATCAGCGTTTACATCTGCGTGTACGAATGACGCCATTGGGTCGATAACCAGCAGTGCGAGGTTTTGCATTTCTAGGATTTGATCGTATATGCGTCCAAATTCTTCGCCCATAACGTAGCTGTTGTCGATCTTTTGCATGATTGGAAACACACCGCCGAGGTTGGGTAACGGCAGGATTTTTAAATTGTTCGGGTATTCGCGGCGCTTACCCATAGGATCCATGCGTTCAATCCGCCTGTGCATTTCGTCTTTATCATCTTCTGCGGATAGAATGATTGCATCCCCGAATGTGGATACCATGCCCCCGAAAGCTGATTGCATGGGTTCGCCCGATGCGACTTTCATTGCGAGGTCTAGGGTCATCATGCCTTTACCGCTATCGCCAGCAGCGGCGAATATGGTTGGAACGCCTAGTGGTATTGTACCGTTGATTAGGTACTCTTGTTCGGGTGCGCGACCTACGAAGTAAGTCCCGATGTTTAGGCTATCGTCCAGCAGGTGTATTGGCTTTTTGATTTTGCTTTGGCTACTGCGGATAAACCTGTGAACGTCAAATTGTTCGTCTAGTGCGTCTGCGGCATCCCATTTTTCGGGCTTTCCGAATGGCGCACGTAGCATGAGAGTTGATTTGGCCCCCGCTTCTTTGGCGAGGCGTTCTACGAGTGCAGCCAAGTCCCGACCCGCTTTATCATTGTCGGGCCAAAGGATTACGTCTTTGCCTTCAAGTGGTGAGAAATCAAACTTATGGGCGACACGTTCCGATAGCATTCCTGCGCCCCCGATAGTACAGGTAGCTGCAAAGCCCATGCTGGTTAGTGCGTCCGCACATTTCTCGCCTTCCGCCCATACAACGGTATTGAATGCCAAAATGTTCGGGATGTTATATAGGGGTCTTGGCTCTGGCAGACCCATGCGCCCGTTCATAAACTGGCGGAATTGTTTTTTAACTTCGCCGTCTTCGCTTTCTTCGACGTATTTACGGACTGTGACAAGCACAACGCCGTCAGCGTCAGTGTATGTATATTCATCATCGTAGGGCGTATCTAAATTGTAGACCTTTTTTGCGCCTACTTGTTCGGGTTGTTGCAGCGGAATTGGTTCCGGGCTTGGTCTGTTGGCAAGTTCGGGTTTGATTGGGTTTTCTGGCGCTGTCTCTTGTGGTGTTCCGAGGAACGATTGATAGTGCGCGGCGACTTCTCTGCTAGTCCAGCCCCGACCTTCCATGAGTATTTTGGTTATGCCCCCGATGCCATCACCTGTGGCCCAATCCTGACCGCGCATAAAGTTGGGGCCATGAATATCTATGTTGATTTGCAACGAACTACCTGCTTCGCCTTGGAATGACCCGATCATAAATGTAGTGCCGTGACGCACACCATTTGGGTATGTATCGAACAAATCTTGAAGCTGTGTTGTGCGTGGCACAAGGTTGGAAATTTTTTCTGTAAGCTGGCTAGTTGTGTTGCCAAAGCGTAATATTGTCATTATGTTGTCCTTATCACTCATCCTGATACAAAATGTGGGGTGTTCCGATCAGCCTTGGAATGCCCCACTATTGTAATTATTCCCCCCAGCACGAATCCTGATACTCACAGAACTTGCAAAGAAAGAAATCTTTGCTTTGTGCGATGCGTGGTAGAATGTCATTTGCTTTTGCAGCCGTCAAGATATTTACTGCCCTATCGCTGGCTTCCTGCGCAAGCCCTTGATTGAAAGGGATTATTTCATAGTATATCTCGCTGGTGTTTTTATTCACTACGGTGAACAAACAAGGTGTTTCTGTTAACTCCATGTAGGCTTGGTACAGTGCCACTTGGGTAGCATACACTGGATTTGCCTTAGCAACGCCGTGCTTTTCAAACGCTTTAAACTTATTGTCATTGGCTGACTTGCATTCCCATAGCATAGGATACGGCGCTTTTACGGGGCCATTACAAACCACGCCGTCTATGTGACCACGTATTTCACCGTCAGCGATTGAGAACCCGAACTGTTCACCCATTTTGTCTTCTGTTCGTAGGTCAAACCCTGCGTCCTGTATCCACTTGGCGGCATAGTCTTCGATGTTATGACCGAATTGAAATATCCGCAGTGTTCGTGCGGTAAATTCCTTGCCACTATCAATGGGTTTGTTGAGGTATCGGTATTGTATTTTGCGTGAGCATTCATCACCGATACTGGATGCACCAATATACTTACGCCGTTCCCGTTTCTTTTCGCCTTTGACGATCCCCTGATCCACAGCCTCTTTGATTTGTTCGGCTATTGGGTCTGGCTCCCTAGAATGGGATTGAAGTAGAAGGCCAACTGCCTGTTGACTTATAGTAGGATTCTTCAAGGTTTCCGACATTTACTGTCTCCGTAATTTTTTTGGATTCTTGCAGTGCAAATATCAACACTTGCACTTGTTCTTCTGTCAGGTCGCAGAACCTCGTACCCCAGCCAAAGTATCCAAGTATGAATGACAACTCTTCGATTGGTTCTTTTGCTGATTCGTAACTCAATGAATCGTCCCCCCTTCTAACCCGAACAATTTCTCGGCTTTGTCGAATAGCCCCTCTTCTGCTTCCGGGTTTTGAAATATAGCATCTGCTACTTTTTCTTTATCTACGAATATTTTTGCGCAGCCCCCGACACAGAATTTTTCTGAGTGTTCCATGTGGTCTTGCACTGCTTTTCCTGCGGCTTGGGTGACTTGTTCGCCATCGTTCCAATCCGATACAAAGGCAACGATTTTGTATTCTTCACATTCAAACTCGCTGTTGTCGTAAACTATGGCTGTTAGTTCAAGTTCGATCCGTGCCAT